ACTTCTTGCTCATTTTCTTCTGACATAATATTTCCTTATTGTTTCTTTTATTTATAAGAGTTTTACTGTTCTTCTGGAGGTTGTTCAACAGGCTCTTGCTGGTTTTCAGCCTCAATTTTGTCAATATCTTCCTGTTCCAAGTTAAGAACATTCTTTCTTACATAATCTTTACTAAAAAATGTACCAACAAAAGGTTGTAATTGTGTTAATACTTCAAGTTTATTTCTTAGATTTTCAGCATTTTTTTGTTCCTCAAAATATTGATCAGAAGCATAACGGTAATAAACTTTTTCTTTTATTTGCTCCCAGTCTGAATCTGTAACAATATTTTTTAATATTAATTGTGTTCTAAGTATATCATTAAACAAATGATCAAACTTCTTTCTTAATCTACTAATGAACTTACTAAACTTCATCTCTTCATGTGAAATTTCAGCTGACCTTCCAAAGTTAAATCCAGAAGACTGTTGAAACCTTGAAGTAGGAATATTAAGAGATTGATACACTTTATTCTGAAAGTAATCAATATCAGCTATTTCACCTAAGTTTTGTCCACCAGGTAATGTTGTTATCTCAGTACCTCTTCCACCTTCTCTTCTTGGAAGCCAAAAATCTTCTAGCATAGTCATGAATTTACGATCATCTTTTATTTCACCAGTATTAGAATCGTATACAACTTTATTACGATATCTGGCCATGATGTCTTTCATGTACTGTTCGGCTTTCAGTTTTGGAAGATTACCAACATCAATGTAAAATATTCTTCTTTCTGGAGCTCTTGCTAATCTATAAATTACAAGAGAATCAGCCATCATTTTTAATTGATTGACTGGCTTGATAGCTTTGTGCATATATCCAATAACTAAATTTCTATTCAAATCCATAAGACCTGAAGGACAAAAAGCTATAGTATCTGTTGCTATTCTAACTCCTGAACTGTTGCTTCCAGCTGGACTAACGCCAGGACTTAAATAATTCAATCCTTTATCATTGTATATAAAGAATTCTTCTGCCTTGGTTATTAATTCTAAACCTTCTTTTGTTTTTTCTTTTTTAAGTTGGCGAACTTTTCTTATTTTTCTTGGATCAATATATCTTAACTCTTGAATTCCTTTAGAAGGATCTTTCATATCAATAAGTTTTTGATAATATACTCTTCCATCAACATACCATCTTCTAAAGATGTCATGTGCTTTGTCGTTAAAGTCTAAAAGTTTTTTTACTTCTTCAAATTCTTTGGTTATTGCATCTTTAATTTGATCTGAAAAGTCAATACCATCTAATTGTATCTTAACCGGTACTTCATTGTCAACAACCGCAATTGCTTCAGCAACAATTTCTTCAATTGCATTATCACAATCAGGGTAGTTTGCTATTTCTCTATAACGTGTAATAAGTTCTGACTCAGAACGAGCAGAAGCATCAATATCAACGTATGTGCCATAATAGCCACCAGCTGTTACTGTCGTTGGGCCATCATAAGAAACCGGTTCTATAATAGATTGATTTTTTAAATCTTCCGGTTTCTTATCCTTGACAAGTGTAAATCCAAATAAAGAAAGAGCCATGATGTATTTATTTTACCTTAAAGTGATATACTAGCGTTACCACCGCTTTGTGAAGTGACAAATGACTGATATTGCCATGTAATGGTAAAGTTAGATATCTGATCATTTGCTCCGAAGTCTAAGCCTACAGGAGAAATGTCTACAGGGAAACAGTCTAATAGAGTATAACTCTTTAAAATATTTCCGTTTCTATCTAATTGGAACACATCTAAGTTTCTTTGATACTCTGCTGGATTTAATCTACCAACTTTAGTTTGTAAATCTTCAATACCTGCCAACCATTGCTCAGTTGCATTTCTTACTGACATTTGAGAATCATTAAGAACTGTAATAGTCCATGGTGCATATATTCTATCACCTGCAAATTTGACTTCCCTGCCTCTATAAAGAACTATGGCAGGGTTGACAATTTGACCAGGTAATTCTGCAACACTTACTAAGAAAGGTGCTTTTTGAACTGCGGTTGCACTTCCAGCTACAAATGTTGGGAATGAAAGTTGTACTGCAAACTGATTAGGTCTCATCCCCCCATTCGTAAGGGCAGATTTAAATCTTTCTACATTAAATACTTGTGACATTTTTTATCTCCCCTTATCCGCCAACTTCATCAAACGAGATACCTGTTCTCGTAGCGATAAAGTTTAGTTGAATGAAGTTAATAGAACGTGCTGGTTTAATAAAGATATCAGCAACAAATTCGTTTCTATCTATTATTTCACCTGTGTTGTTTGTTTCGTCACAGAGTACTTTGAAATCATTAATACCTCTTCTACCTTGAACATCCCTTAAGAATGGTTCTACTAGATTTCTAAACTGTGCCCTTGTAAATGCATCATTAAATTCGAATAACTGGAACTTAGCAGCAGTTGCAATTGCTTTTTCAAGAACAATAAACAATCTACGAACATTAATTCTATCGAATGCTGATGGTTTAGCAAGAAGTGTTTTATCTCCAAATAAGACTGTACCTTGTCCAGGGAATGTAACAACTGGATTTACACCTCTCTTATAGAGTAAATCTCTATCGGTTGCTCTTGGTGAATAAGGTAATTTAACTACATTCTTTATTTGACCTCTATTGAAACCACCTGGCGAGAACCATGGATCAGCAACAAAGTCTGTTCTTACACAAAGACCTGCTGTATCACCGTTTAGTGGTACATATCTGAATACATCATTAAATCTATCATATTGATATTTGTAACCTGAATCCATTACTGCATATGAAGATGAAGGTAAAAGACCTCTAAATGCTGTTACATCCGTTGCTTCTGAACCTGAATTGTTAATCACATCTCCAGATTCTGGGGAAAGAAATACTACACAATCTTTTCTTATTTCAGCAATACTACTAATTGCAAAATTAGCTACAACATCACTTGCTTCCCCTAATGGAAGTAACGAAATATCAAATAGATCAGCATTTAAGAATTTGGTTAATTGTGTTGTAATATCACCATCTGTTACTGTGTCGTCTGATATTCCATTAGCTAATGGGTAAACTAAGTTAGCTGAACTATTTGTGTTATCAAATAATTTACCAGCTGCTGTTAAACCCCATGCATTTGCAGTTCCTGCGACGTTTGTTGTATGACCTTGCCACCAAACATAAGCTGATTGATTGTTAATGACGTTCACATAGAAGTTAGATGTTCCATCTGGGTTTTTAGCATCAGATGCTTTAGATACAAATGGAAAAGTTTCAAGAACTTGACCTTTTGTTCCTGTCCATAAACCATCTTCGTCGATAACTATCACATGTAATTCGTCATTTGCTCCACCTACTGAGGCAGCATATGGTGAAGTATCTGGTGGGCTATCAAAGTTAGGACCATATGTCCATGACGCATACCCTTTAGCATCTGCTAAAGAAACCATCAAAGAGTTTCCTAACTCTCCTGGAAATTTTGCAGCCCACGATAAACCTGGAACAGCTACTGAGTGATTGTCGTCGTAATCTGTTTCATTTTCAATTAAAGGTGCCTTATCAGTACCTGGACCTTTAACAACAGTAGTAGATACGTTTTGAATTGAAATTGCATTAGATGCAGCATTTTTAGCATCAGCCCCAATTGCTCTAATTAGCTGTAAATTATTACCATACTGCAAAAAGTTTGCAGCAGTAAAAAATGATTTGAAAACTGTATCGTTTGGTTTTTGAAACCTTTCAACTAAGTTTGCTTCTGAATCAACTGTAGTGACTTCGTTAGCAGGTCCCCATTGAAAAACTCCGACAAAACCACCAGCTGAAGTAGATACTGCAGGAACTAGCAGTGTTAAATCTACCTCCTTTACTAGAACTCCTGGTGAGAGTTGGAATGCCATATTATTTCTCCTTAAACTGTTATGTTAATCATAACAAAAATTATTTTCTTTTTTATTTATAATATCTTCTCTTTCAGGAAATCTTTAAGATTTTTTTGATATTTGTCTGAAAGCCATAAATCACCACTATTAACTTCATAATCTGGTTCATCATTTCCATTATCAATAAAACCAAAAGGAGTAAGTTCTTCCTCTATTTGTACCATTTTTTGGTCATATAGAGCTTTCCTATTATTTGTATTCATCATGTCTTTAAATAATAAGTCATTTGAAGCCCATGCAAAAAGAACTAATGTCATCACCAAATCATCATGATAACCTTCGTCAGCTTGGAATGATCCTCTTTGTTCAACAAATGTAGAAAATTCGGAAATTATATCACTATCAAAAACTAATAATTTTTTTTCTTCTACTAATGACTTTAAAGTAGCACAGCCAATTCTTTTGATTTGTTTTGTTGTTCGTACACCTAAGTTAGCTGATTTACCACTGCTTGATAAATACTGACCATATCTTGAGTCATTACCTACCCAAAGCATATTTTCATATTCAATTTCATTGTATAAAATATCAGCGACTTGCTGGCCAATATCATTGATTTCAATCAATACATGCGCATAATTATAATCTTTTGCTACTTTATATATTATATTTGGAAAAAGGAGAGGAGTTATGTTATTATCTCTATATTTAGCAACAATAGAGAATGGATGTTTAGTGCAATCCATAACAGTGAATGCAGAATAGTCTCCTCCTACACCTCTTGAAACATCAACAGATATAAAGTAAAAATTATCTTTTAATGGTTGTTCTAATATATCTAATCCATCTTTTGCAAATGTATATGTTTTTGCTGAAAGTTGTCTTATTGTATCTGCATTTATTAATGTATTACTTGAACCTAAGAAAGTACATAAAACTTCTTGATTAAACTTTAATTCCCCAAGAACCTTTTTTTGTTCTTCTGCCCACTTTTCATCCCTTCCAGGAACTCTGTGATAAGGAATATGTAATGATGTAAATCCATTTCTATCTTCTTCTGCATCATTCCAAAACTTCCAGAAATGATTATAACCTAAAGGTGTAGATGTTAAAAGTACTTTTGTAGTTTCACCAGCCATAATAGTTGGGTAAGTAGAAGTAAAGAATTCCTCTGCAACGTTGTTTGGAACAATAGCAGCTTCATCAATATATAACCAGTTTACAGACTTACCTCGAATACCTGATATAGAAGTAGCAGAAGTAAATATCTTACTGCCGTTTTCTAGCTCTACATCACCTTTATTCCACGTTTTAACACCTTGTTGCATCCAAAGTGGTAGATTTTCATACATTATTTGATAACGGTATAGAACCTCCCTAGCGGAGGCTGACTTGTTGGCTAGAATCGCAACTGTTTTGTTTGATTGGAAGAGTGTGTAGTGAAGAATGCATGCAGCAGATGTAACTGTCTTACCTTGCTGACGACCTTCCATAATGATAACTTTTCTGTTATTCATTATTGTATCAACTTTTTCTTTTTGACATTGATATAACTTAAACGGTACTAAACCTGCATCAAGCGATACTATCTGGCAATATGTTTCAATAAAATAAATTGGATCTTGAGTACATTTCAACAATTCCCTGACTTCTTCTTGAGCATATTGATGTACCCATCCTATTTGCTTAAGGCTTGAATTGCCATTGTATGAATTACTTTTCGTTGTTGACATCTATTGTTTTTTTCTTATCATTAATTATTTTCATAAGATCGCTTGTTGATCCAGCAAAAACAATATTGTTTTGTTGATCAATCTTTGTGTTATCACCTTCTAAATCTTTTTTCTGTTTATGTAAATCTAGCAAATCTTTTGCAACCTCACTTTGATTTTTTACTAACTGACCAGCTACTTCAAAATCTCTACCTTTTTCAGTTTGTTTTGCTATACCAGTCATTTCATCTATGATATCATTATTTTTGTTAATCATATCTCTTAGCGTATCTCTTGCTAAGTCAAAATCACTTTCTTCTTTATTATCACTAGTTTCTTCTATTTTAGGCAAAGGTATTGGTTTTACAGGTTCAATCCTAGACATATTAAAAATAGATTCTAATTTATCTAAATCTTTCATCAAAAGTCCTCAAAGTTTTCAGTAATAGTTTCATCAAATCCAGCAACATTTCCTTGATTTGATCCAAATGGTGTAGGAGTTACAGTATATTTACTAATTTGATTAGACAATGCATCATCATCAAATGTGTTAACTTTAGCAGTTCTGATAACACCTTGAGGTGTAATTGGACCATAAAAGTTTAATTTCATAGTAAAATTAAGAGTATACATAATAGCTCTTCTAGTCAAAAAATCACCTTCATATTGATCATCATAAGAAATATCATTTAATACAATAGGTAAATCATTTTGTATATTTAATTCTGGAATAGCAGTAATACTTAAATTAAAATCTGGATTAAAGTAAGGTAAAATTTGTTCTATTATTTGTAATCCATCTTCTTGATTTTTTACATATGCATAAAGAGCCATCTCTATATTATAAGGAGAAGGAGCATATTGTGTTTGAGCTGTAGATCCAGATCCAACTGCTCTGTTTTGTTGGATATAACTTACCCTTCTATTAGGGTCATACATTATTTGAAGCATTTCAAAAGACATTCTTGGAATGACAGTCTCTACATCTCTTTTAGTATCTGCATCAGTAATTGTTTCTATTCTTGCTAGAAACTTTTGTCTTGGTGAATAAGATAGAGGTATTTTTAATGTTTGTACAGCTACTCCATCAGCATTCTTTCTATCAATGTACATATTGTTAAAAAGAGTACCAAACGATACAACTGCTTTACGAATAGTAGAATGGTAAAATTTTTCTAACATTAATATTCTCCAAATGGATTTTGCTCAGAAAAATCTAGTATTCCAACTGCTTCAGTTTGAAAGTCTTCATTTTGTGCTAATGGAGTAATTGATTCGACGTTGAATGATTCAAGTGTAATTGTAGCATTGGTATTGTACTCATAAAGAAGATTAGAACCATCTTCCATTTTAAGATTATAATTTTTAACATCAAGACTCAATGCTCTTTCTGTAAAATCAACATCAAAGTTACCAGTACTAATCTCTTCTCCAGAGTATTGATAAAGTTCACAATTTAAGCTGAAAATATATAATTTTCCTAACTGGAAGAATGGATCACTACCTTCAACTTGTCTTATTTCAAATATAGATTTAGTTAAAGGAAAGTATAATAAATCACCTTCAGCAGGTCTTGTTTGTAATTGTACTGAACCTTCTCTTGCTACAGTTTCTGACCACCTTCTTTGTGAAACAACAAAGTTAGCTGAATCTCTTAATTCAACACCAAACTTTGTAAGTAAACTTCCCTCTCCTGTAAATCCTTCTATATCACTTAAATACATTTCTAACGAATATGCTTGATTATATTTGTTTAAAACATCTTCATTTAATATTGTGTCTAAATTAACTGATGATCTTGGTAAGTAGAATACTTCAAAACCATATATTTTTAAACATTCAATAATTAAATCTTCATGAACGAGTTGCTCGGAACTTCTCCCGATACCTAACCCTGACTGAAAGTATTGATTTATAGTCATTATGCTTGAAAGAAGTCAATAGGTAGTTGATATCTTGAATCTATATCAGCTTCAAGTTCTTTTATCTCCATTATAGCCTCATCATATATAATTTGTCCATTTAATTGAACACCACCAGGTAATGTAACACCAGAAAATTTCTTAAGATTCATTCCCCATATTTTTTTTAGTTGAGCTATAACATATTTTTTTAAATATAAATCATTGTATACTTTTGTGAATTCATTTGGATCAAGTATACGAAATGCTTCTATTACAATAAATTCATCAACATCTATATCTTCTTCCCAGTTCATATCTATGTGTAATTTACTTGTATATCTATTGAATCTTACTGGTTTAATTCCAACCAATAAATCATTCATTAAAGTTAATTGTCTTTGAACTTGATAGTAATAGATAATATCTGTAGATTGAATAGAATACAAATCATTTAAAAGTATTTGATATCTAACATCAAATAAATCTATTCCTCTGGTTCTTGATGAAAAAGGTAACACTCTTTCAACAGCAACAACAGCATCACCTACAGTTATGTATTTGTTAGCAATATCTGCTGCAGTTGTTTTATGGCTTAGGTAAACTTTTTCTGTAGCATCAAAATGATATTGTTGAAAAAATTGTAGGCTTAATTCTAAAACATCTTCTTCCTGATCAGGATCTACATTTATTTCAACTACAGGATCACCAAGTTGTCTTTTAGCATATGCTTTTAATTCTTCTCTCGAAGCTGGAATACTTGTACTCATCTAGTTATCTCCGGATTTACAAGAACTATTCCTTCTGCAACTCTTTCAATTTCACCTGTTGTATTACTTTTCATTTCTACATCATATATGTATCTTGCAGCAGTGACGTTAGTTGTTGTATTTGAATTCATCATTAGTAATACATTACCGTCAGTTCCACTTGGTATCTGAGCTATGAATGCAAAACTAGTTGTATTGCTTACTGACCTATATGATCTTCTAAATTGAGATTCCACAGTATGACCTGAGATGTCTCTTATAACACCGTTTCGGTCTTTTACTGTGATATTTGCTTTAAAGGTTGTTCCTTGATCAAGGAATAAGTTGAAAACAGTAGCCATTTTTTCTCCATATGATGGTACTATTTATAAGAAAAATATTATACCATTATTCCTTGGTAAACTTTAATATTACAACGCCTGAACCACCATCTCCCCCAGCACCAGAACCAGGATTTCCGCCGCCACCTCCGCCGCCGCCTCCTCCAGTAGCATGATTGCCCTGTTTAGCTATTTGAAGAGCACCTGTACTATAACCACCATTACCTCCTCCACCATTACCACCAGAAGATATATGGCTTATACTTGTTGGTGTTCCAGCTCCTCCCCCACCTCCTCCACCATAATAATGTAGAGCACCTGAAATAACCGAAGCTATTCCATTGCCTCCGCCACCACCGGTTCCAGGTTGAACAGCTGGTCCTCTTGCATTATTTCCATTTTCTGCAGCACCGCCTCCTCCGCCACCACCAAAAGCAGTTCCTCCACTATTTGTTCCTCCATTGAATCCTTGATATGCAAATAAAGGTGCAACAGATCCTAGACGACGTGGAGCAATGTTTTCACCGGTAATAGAATTATTATATGCACCAATGTTACCACCACCAATACGCACTACTGGTTGATAACCACCACCTCCTCCACCTGATCCTCCATCATGACCAACTTCACTAGAACCTCCACCAAATCCTCCAGATCCTCCTCCATTTGTTGAAACCATAATTGATGGAGAAGTATTCATAACTTGCATACTACTATTAGCACCAGCTCCACCTTTTACACCATCACCTGTCATGAATCCACCAACACCACCAGCTCCTACTTCAATTTTTAAACTTTGACCTGATGAAACAGTTAAACCTGTACCTAAACGTAAACCACCAGCACCTCCTCCACCAGCATGATTAGAACCACCACCTCCCCCACCTGAAACAACCATGTATTCTACTTTGTTATATCCTTCAGGAACTACAACAATTTGTGAACTATTTAAGATTTTAGTAATAGCTTCTCTTGTATCTGTTTCATATTTTATAACAACAATACCTGATCCTCCTCGTCCACTTGTAGCACCAGGAGATCCTGCGTTACCAGCACCCCCACCACCTCCTCCAAAGGTAGCAAAACCATTACTACCATTTTTAGTACCTGGACCAACAGGACCACCACCACCATTACCGCCGCCACCTAGACCACCAGCTCCTCCATAGCTATCACCAGCTCCACCTCCGCCTCCTGAATAAAATTTTGATATGCCTTCAAGACTTGAGACTTTACCATTTCCGCCAAGTGATCTTCTATCATTATTTGCAGAAGGACTACCATTGCCTGATCCATCTCCATTAAATCCTGCTAAAGATGCACCACCACCTCCTCCACCAAGATCTGTATCTGCATCATCACCACCATCATTACCTTGTTCTATATTTGTAATTGGTTTATTTCCTGATCCTGCTACTGAAGCTGAACCTCCACCCTGACCTCCTCCACCTGATCCTCCATCAAAGGCGACTAAACCTGAAGCGCCTGGATAGCTCCCACCTCTACCTCCCCCATTTGAAGATATTAATGTTCCAGGTGCTGCACCTATATTTGAAGCCTGCCCTGAAGTACCCATCTGACCTACACTTCCAGCAGTACCTTCCCCATCAGATCCTCCACCACCAACTTCTATTGCGTAAGTTAATCCAGCTGTAACTTCTAAACCTGTACCAGTTCTAAATCCACCAGCACCACCGCCGCCTCCTCTTCCAACTCCTCCACCACCTCCTCCACCAACAACCAAATACTCTACTTTTGTAACACCGGTTGGTATTGTAAGAGCTCCAGATCCAGCAAATACTTGAGTTTGACTTTGAAAGTGATTTTGACCTGATACACTTAAAAGCAAAGCAACTACTCCTGATCCACCAGAACCACCAAATCCAGTATTATATCTTCCACCACCACCTCCGCCACCTCTTCCAGAATCTCCATGGTCACCTAATTGATGTCCTGCTCCTGGTGTTGCAGAAGCATCTCCACCTCCACCTATACCACCATTACCTCCAGTTGAATTTGCAGTACCAAAGTTAACTGCACCTCCACCACCACCAGCAAAAAATTCTGTACTACCTGTTATTGATGAAGCTAATCCGTTACCTCCATTGCCTCCTCTTTCTGCTAATGGAGAAGGACCATTACGACCAATTTGACCTGCATCACCTGCACCTCCTCCACCACCTCCACCTTGAGCACTTCCAGGAGAAGAACCTCCTCCTGCATTACCTTCACTAGGGGCACTTAAATTACCTTCACCACCTGAGCCTGAATTATCTTTTGATGCACCTCCTCCTGAACCACCACCCATTCCATCATTACCACCTCCAGGGTCATAACCAGCTCCTCCTCCACCTCCAGTAGAAACTATAGATGAAAAAACAGAGTTACCTCCATTTGATCCAATAGATACAGGACTAGCTACTGCACCAACACCACCAGCACCAACCGTAATAGCCATTGTTGCTTGTGGTGTCACACCAAAACTTGAACCAAATCTAAATCCTCCAGCACCTCCTCCGCCTCCTCCTCGACCACCACCGCCCCCTCCACCTACTACTAAAAATTCAGCTTGATCATATCCTTTTGGAATATCAAAACTTGTTGAAGAAAGAAAAACGTGTCTTGAAGCTCTTAATGCTGATTTATATTTTACTATTATAATTCCTGAACCACCTTCACCACCTATATCGTGTGAACCTCCTCCACCTCCTCCACTTCCGGAATTTTGTACTGCAGAAAAACCATCTACTAAAGATCCACCACCGCCACCTCCAGCACCACCACTACCAGCAGTTCCAGAGGAACCAGCTCCACCACCAGCTGCTAATTTTTGAGAACCTCCAACTAATGTTGTTGCTTGTCCATCTCCTCCATCTCCTCCAGTTGTACCTGATCCTGCTGCACCAACTTCTGATGATCCTCCGCCGCCACCTCCGGCATAGTTAACACCCGAACCAAGACCACCATCAAAACCAGATTTATTTGATTGAACTACTGATGGTGTTGTTTCGTCTGTAATAGGAGTGATTGCTGCAGCAGCACCTTTAGTGCCTGTTGAAGGAGCTGATGCTCCTCCTGCTCCACCACCTGATCCGCCACCTGTTCCAGCAACTGAATTTGATCCCCCTCCTCCACCTCCTGCGCTAATGATTGAAACATTAGCAAGAGTTTCAGCAAGACCACCCATTCCTGAATGTGATGTACAATAATAATATAAATCTGCAACAGGAGATCCAACTAATAATTGTGTGTATGCTCCAGCTTGTCCTTGAGTACCACTGTTAGTTGTTCCTGGATATACACCAGCTGGTGCACCGTTTGGGGAAGTTGAAAATCTGAATGGATGTGTGGGAGTAGTAGGATGTGAGGTATCAAACCTATAAGTTGATCCTTCATATAATTTTAATGTGGTTGCAGCAACATTTCCTACTGAACTGTCTGTTTGTGATTCTTTTATGTAATATCTGTTTCCTGAACCTGGATTTCCTACACTTACAAAATATTCTTTAATTGCGGGAGATTGTCCTTCTGTGGCAAAAGATGTTTTTCCTCCTGAACCACCACCTGGAGCTGATGGACCTGCAGTTCCTCTTGCACCGCCTGATCCTATTTCAAACACATATTCTTTGCCCTCTACAACTGGTAAACCAGCTCCAATTCTATATCCACCTGCTCCTCCACCTCCACCCATATCACCACCACCGGCACCACCACCACCAATAATTACATATTCTATTTCAGTAACACCCGTGGGAATAATAAATGATCTACCTGATGTAAAAATATTTACAACATCTGTTGCACCACTTGTACTGATACCGAATCCAAATCCACGTGCTGCACCTAAAGCTAAAGAAGTTAAAATTGGCATATTATTTAAGCAAACTGTGTTTGAGATTCTAGAATAGTGAAAGCAGCATCACCAGTTTTTATTATAGTAAATAAATAAACATCAATTGAATTAGCATTACCTGCATCTATTGCACTTCCACCTTGAACTTTTGGTGTTATTGCACTACCATCTACTTTTACAGCATTTATATAATACGCAGATCCTGTACTTGTAACCATCACAGCAGCTGAAATACTATTACCAGTTGTCATAATTGAATTTAAGGCAGTTGAACCATCACCTCTAAAATTAACTGCAAAGTTAGTATCAGAAGCAGCTGTACTATAAACAACTGAGTTATTTAAAATATCAATGTTTGTTGTAGCATCAAAAGCTGATGCAGTAATAGATGCATCTTCTTGTAAGTTTTCTAAAGGAGCTATTAGCGTAGAACGAATTGCATCAAGTTTAATTTCACTTGTTAATACATTAGCATTTGCTATCTTAGGAGCAGTGACAGAGGCATTAGCTATTTTTGTAAGAGTAACTGCATCAGAACCAATTTTTGCCTCTATAATAGCTCCTGCACCTATTTTACCAGCTGTAACAGCAAGAGGACCTAATTTTGCTTCTGTTACTATTCCATCTACTAAATCATTAGATGTCAATGGTTTTCCTACTGGAGCAAATCCTATATAAGCCATTTTTCTACATTCCTAAAAAAGTTTTCTCTTCTATTTATATATGTAGACCAGTTAGTGAATCATCATCTCCAATATATCCCTTCAAAAAAGTATTAAAAGATAAACTAATTCTAGTTTTATCAGAATTAACTTGTTCCACCATGTGTTGTAATGATGAAGGAAATATTACTAACATATCACTTTTAATGTTAAACCACCAACTTCTTGAATTCCAAAGATTAAAATCTCTTGGGGGAATATCTATTCTTTGATATTCATCTTTGTTAAAAAATGTTACAGTATCTTTGGATTCATCTGCATTTACATAATAAATTCCAGAAATAAAACTATTAGGATGAGCATGTTTATGATGCCATTGATTCTTATTAGAATAATTACACCAAGATTGTGTTATGTAAATTTCGTTGTCTTTTTTTGGTTTGTAAACTTCTTCATAAAAACTTTCAACTCTATTTGAAATCCAATTGTTTAAACTCTGAAGTTTTTTTTCTTTAAGGACAGTCCTATAAGCACTTGTATGATTTCCCTCATTGGGTTTTTGTTCTAATTCACTTAGATATTTTTTTTGCTTTTCTGTAATACCTTTTTCATTATGATACCAACCCACTGGTGTAGGAAATAAATTATCAATCGCCATTCTTTTCACCATCCATAGCAGTTTCGATTTGCTTAAACTGACCGGTCATTTCTTTTACTTGTTTTTCTGTCCAAATAGTAGGAACAGAATCTTCAAACGCTTTAATTTTATCCATAGTTTCTTCTACATCTTTCCAAGTTGGGCAAGGTCTATCATCTTCCCAACGTGTAAAACTATTATTAGATATTTCCCACTTTGCACCAGGTCTTAACATATGCATTGCAGTATTAACACCATATAAACGGTATATTTTTTCTTGTGATTCTAAACTAAGTTCATTTTCATCAATTGGTTTAGATTTATCTATTGCTTTTTTCTTTGCCATTTTTTCTCCTTTACCAAGCCCAAGATACATAAGAATAACGAGAACCTTTTTTTACAGGTTTCACTTCATGAGGATACAGGAAGTTGCTAGGAAAGATCAACAGAGATCCCCCTTTTAATTCAATTTCTTGATTATCAAACATTATTAATTCTCCTCCTTTATAATTATCATTCAAACATCCAAGTATTGATAATACAGGTATTCCTTTTCTCTGACCATCAAACATTGAGTGTATGTGATCACAATGAAGTTTCATTTTAGTTGTTTCATCATACTTATTAAATCTTAATTCAGAATAACCTTCCCACCCACTAAACCATGAATGCACATTATTGGTTTTAGTCATTGTAGGTAGTTCGTCCATATATCTTTGCAAACCACTATATACTTTATTTTGGATTTCTTGTCTTTGTTTTATGTTTGACCACGATACAGATAGTTCATTATCATAACTATGATAGCTTTCATTACCTGCTTGATAGAATTGATGTGTTGACCATTCTGCTTCTTTAAGATCTTTTATTGTTTGTTTGCAATAATCTTGATCTAAGAAGTTCTCATAATTAGCAACATACTTGGATAAATCCATTTCCATAATATAAAATCTTTCTTAATGTTCTACCCACTCTTTGTTATCTTCATTCCACAAATAATACTTTCCATCATCAGGATATGCTACTGGGGCTTCCCATTGACAAGTACTTTCGTCCAATGTCCAACTATCAAATTGTTTGGGAGGTATAAATGCATCTCTTGAATAATCATATGTATATCCTGGACCTGCATAATTCTTTCTTATTGTACTATTATATGAAGTTTGGATCCACGTATTTGAATCATTATATAAAGTTTTTAAAAAGTCAATTCCTTTTTGAGGATCTTCTGAACCACCTGTCGTAGTTATAGAATTTTCAACTGCATGTACAGCAGTCACTACATTAGAATTATTTAATTTTGCAAAGTAAGCCAATATTAATCCTTAAAATGTAATTGATCCATCAGAGTTAAACAGATATACAAAAAAAGCACCATCAGTGGATGCTGTAGGTGAACCAGTCGTTGAAGCAGCTTCTTTATTTGCTCTTATAACTACTACTCCTTTACCACCAGCTCCTCCAGCAGATCCAGGACCAGCATGTACTCCACCACCGCCACCACCTTTGTTAGCTGTTCCACCTGCACTTGTATCAGCGCCTCCTCCTGAACCTCCTTTACCATTACCAACTCCTTGTTGACTTGAACCTCCGCCACCGCCACCTCTTTCTATTGAAGTTCCAGTAGCAGAAGAAAATAAACCATTACCGCCATTGCAATGAGCTGCTGTTGATGGACCTGTCCAAAATGGTGCTCCTTTGACTTTAGCAGTTGTTCCAGCTCCTCCACCACCTCCAGAATTATAAGAAGCTGCAGTTGGTGCTGTTGGACCAGATCGTCCTCCATCAGTTCCTTGTCCTGCTGTACCAGCTCCCCCTAGAAAAGGACTAGTACCAACTGGAGCTCCATAAGTACCATGACCACCACCTGAACCACCAGCAGCTCCAGCAGCTGAACCTGGTCCTCCATTACCTCCACCTCCTCCAACTGAATTTATATTAGTTGAACCACCAGCAGGGGTATTGTTTATTCTTGAAAGAGCACCACTACCTCCTGTAGAATTTCCTGCACCAGTTCCGCCAGCTCCAACTGTAATAGTGTATGCTTTACCAGTTTCAATGGGAATAGCTGATTCTATGGTACTTGATGCTCCACTGTATGCATCTTCAAAAATAGAACTTCTATAACCACCTGCTCCACCTCCAGCTCCAGCATGACCACCACCAGCACCACCACCAGCTATCATTAAAAATTGAAAGCTAGGCCCTTCTGCAGCACCAGAACCTAAAAAACCATATGTTTGTATTGAAAAAGCAAGAGCGCTGAGTAAAGGCATAATTATGTAAAGTTAGATCTTGAAACAAATACGGAATAAACGTCTGGTTCTTTCCTCATAGCAGTAATGTTGAATGAATATACATTAACATTAGCTGTACCATCTCCTCCAATTCCTGCTCCAGCTGCTATTGGACCACCACTTACAAATAAAGTGTTGGAATTTAAATCGTTAGATCCTTTTCTCATTTCATGTCCTCTTGCTTCATTTCCATCTATTCTTACATTAGATATGTTTGCAAAAGAATTTACATTGTTTGAAATAGAACATACAAATGAAACAGTATTACCAACCTGCACTCCCCCCATGTTAATAAAGTTAAGAGTGTGTGAAGTATTACTGTGTGAATTACCTGTAAAGAATAATACAGAATTGTTTAAAGGATCGACATTAATAACGTCTTCACCTTGAGCATCAACTGTTCCTTTAATATTAGAAGTAAATACATTAGCTTTTTCTTGAACTGCTGCTGAAAATACAATTTTTCCTCTTAGAACAGTATTAGGAGCAATCTTTAGACTTGTAACAGAATCAGTTGCTAATGCAGCTGATAAAACACCTCCATCAGCTATTGCAGCTGACCCAACAGCATCATCTGCTAATTCGTCAGCACCAATAGCATCATTTGCCATTAAGGCTTGTGTAATTTGATCGTCTGCTATTAGAGGTGTAGTTATGGCATCATCTGCTATTGCAGCTGTGATTATTGCATCATCAGCTATTAACGCTGAAATTATTGCATCATCTGCAATCTTTGCTGAAGTTATGGCATCATCTGCAATTTTAGCAGTTGTTATAGAACCATCTTGTACACTAGTGAGATTAACACCAACATCACCTAGCTGAACTGCAAAGAAAGTAGCGTTGGTGTTTGGAGCTTCTGTAAATGTTATTTGTGATCCAGAAGTCGTAAATGCTTTACCAGTTCCAGGCTCTTGAATAACACCATCAACTGATACTATTAAATTTTCTGGAGCTCCTAAAGATAAGTTTACCCCTCCAGAAGCTAAAGTAAATTGTGTAGTAGAATCATTAAAGCCACTTGATATATCATCAACTTTTTTAAATAAACCAACTACTGGTGATTGGCCAATATAAGCCATATAAAATTCCCTTTAGATTAAGACCCAGCCTTTGGTTTTTGGATCAGCTGAGTCACCTGCATATACATGCTCTAACCAAATATATGTATTAGCTGCTGTTACTTGTGCATCAGTTAATGCTGGAGCATCACCAAGTGGACTTTGCCATTGACAAGTGCTTGTATTCATTGTCCAAGAAGTATGAGCTGTATTTTGTAATGATGGAACAAAAGCTCCGGAAATAGCAGCTGATGTATTTAAGTTAGCCCAAAATTCATAACCAATGCCTGCATATCTTTTTCTAAAGTTAGAATTATAACTAGTTTGTTTCCAAGTGCCACCAAAAAGTCTTTCGCAAAAAGCAGCACCTATATATTCTTTCTCTGTTCCAGAAGCATCTGAGGTATCTGCATTGCTAACGACAATAACTCTAGTGACTACATTACTGTTGTTAATCTCAGCAAAATGTGCCATTTAAAATTTCTCCTAATAAAAACTATTAATTATTATGTATTTATACAAATTATACTACCCAGTAATTTTAATTACAACAATTCCTCCACTACCAGCTCCTCCATCACCACTACTACTATTTCCTCCTCCACCTCCACCACTTCCAGTAGCAGCTGTTGCATCTTCACCATCATCAGGAGGATTACCTCCTCCATCTCCTCCTCCACCTATACCTAATGGTGCTTTTGCACCTAATCCTCTGGCAGGGGCAACAGTACCAATTCCACCACCACCTCCTCCAGCATATCCAACAGATGTACCTGTTATACTACTTGCTATTCCATTTCCTCCGTCTCCTCCATATGTACTTCCATAACCTGCATCAGGTTGAGCACCTGGAGTTTGATTTCCACGAAATCCAGCTTGAGCAGCACCACCGCCTCCTCCAGCTACTGCATTATCATACCCACCAGTATATCCGCCACCTCCATCTCCTCCTGCAAAACCTACACCAGGTGCAGGTTGAGTTGAAGAACCACCTATGTATTTTGGAGCTCCTCTTGAAGGTTCACCTGAAGAACCTCCACCACCTGATCCCCCGTCTACACCTGGTCTTGCTTGACTTGGAAAACCAGCATCAGCATCAACTCCTGCACCACCGCCACCACCTATACTATTAGCTACGTTACTACCTGTATTGACGTTAATTAAAGTTGTATTTGTACCATTAGTACCATCATTAACAGCTCCACCAGCTCCACCAGCTCCACCACCTCCAACAATTACATTAAAATTTTCTTTATCTGAAACATCTAAAGTTCCATTTACCAAACCACCAGCTCCACCTCCACCAGCACCACCTCTACCAGTCCCTCCCCCACCACCTCCTCCACCTACTACTAGGTATTCAATAGCTTTAGCACCAAAATTATTTTTCCATATACCAGATCCGCTAAATGAAAATACTTTATTACCAGCTTTGTTTTTAAATTTGATAAACACAACACCCGAACCACCACTTCCACCCGGATCTTGAATAGCACCACCCCCGCCACCTCCTCCGAAGTGTGCTAATCCACTACCACCTTTAGGTGCAGTACCATATTTAACTGTATCATGAGCTCCGTCTCCGGCACCACCTCTAAATTCACCAAAACCTTGAGCATTACCACCTTTACCACCACCTGGAGATGTAGCTAAAGGTCCATCACCTCCCCCACCGCCTCCAGCATACATTGTTGTAGTTCCTGTTACACTAAGAATTACTCCATTTCCTCCATTACCTCCTCTAGCTTGTGGAGATATACTTTGAACATTTCCTCCACGTCCTCCAGCTCCTCCACCACCTGCCCCAGCATAATTGATCATACCATGTGGTGCAAAACCTCCAGCACTTCCACCGGCAAATCCTTGTGAAGTTGTTGTTTCTCCAGCTGCAGTTACTTGTGTTATTGGTATAGAGTTACCCATATGATTTGTAACTCCAGCAGCAGCACCATTTCCTCCACCACTACCTCCTGGTTGTCCTCTAGGAGTACTCCATGATCCTCCGCCACCTCCCCCATTAGTTATAACTGTTACGTTTGCTAACGTATTAGCTCCTCCGCCCATCAAATTATGATTAGTACAATAATAAAAAAGTTGAGGAGCTGGGGTAGCTACTTGAATTTGAACACCTGATCCAGCTGTTCCAGCTGCAACTGATCCTGAACCAACACTTCCAGCTGAAGGTTGATTACTTGTTACACCAGTTGT